GCAAACATGTCACGGGCGACATATTTCTCAACCCAGTTACCATTGGCATCTTGCTCAACGCCGTCACGGGAAGATGATTGATATGCTGTTGTGGTAGCCGCTGGACTTGCTAGGACCGCCTCTAGGCTGAGACCAGCGAGCGTAGCAGTCTGCCACGTTCGTGGTAGTGAGACGTTGCTGTAGTGGCTGCGCCATTGGCCTTGGGTCTTAACTTCGCCTGTAGTTGTGTGTCGATATTCAGCCATCAGATTGATCCTTTCGTGATGCTGTTGAGTTATGCTATTGCGTAGAAGATGTAGGTTGAGCCAGAGGCGTTAAAGGTACTGTCAGTAGTTAAGGCAAACCCGCTGCTTAATGGATCAACCCCATCACGACTGGTGACTTGTGCGGCTGTTGTGTTCAGATACAGGTACGGGTCATTGCCAGCGACAATGCCTCTCGTACTGTCAAATAAATACCAGTTCCCAGTGCCGCTAGTCTTCTTTAGTAGAATAAACCTAGCACCTGTTGTGAAACCACAGTCGATGTTTTGAGCAGCACCCGTACCTGTGTAGCTTCCAACCTTACTTACACCAGCTAGTGTGGCGAAAAGGTAGGCTATAAAGGTTCTTCCGCTGTAGTTAAAATTGTTCTCTTGCTGCCAGCCGCCTATTTTAAAGTCTGTTGCTGTAAACGCATCATCAAAGTTTATACCGCCTACAGGAAAAGTATTAAATGAGTTACTTAAATTCAAATATCCTGCGCCATAATCTTTATGGACAACAACCCATTCTGACGTAGCAGACCTGCTTTTCACCCAAACCATTTCTGGTTGAACACCCAAATTGTGTGGAATTGCAGCAGTTCTAGTGGCGTTGCTAGAAGTTCCATCCCCCGTGTAAGCAACGGAATCGAAATAAGAAGGTGCCCTTTTCCACATATATGAGTAGCTGTCAGCCCATGCGGTCCCACTATTCCACCCATCCATATAGTCAAACTTCGCAGCACCAACACCTGTGTCTTCTGCGTTTGTTCCATTGGGACGTAAGGATGTACCTGAGAGTAAGCGTGTTACAATCTCCCAGTTGTCACTCCCCGTAATATCTCTCTCAAGACCCATATCAACAGAAAAACCAGAACGGTAACGCCCCGCATTTCCCGACGCCCCCGCTGAGCCATCCCCAACAGCAAACACCTCAGTCCCAGCCGTAGGTAGATAAAGAGGGCCACGGCGGATTGCCATGTAGATCACAGGTGTGTTGTTTCCGAACGAAGGATGACCTGCAGACGTTAGAGTAAACCCAGTTGCGTTAGGGTTAATATAGTTAGCAGTAGTACCAATAGTACTTTCAGCGTAGCTTTGCGTTGGCCAGAGTTGTATTGAGGGGCCATCAACCGCCATACCCCGCATAACATCAAAAAGACGCCATTGCCCTGCGGTTGTGGTTTTAGTAAGCAACCACTGAGGTTCAAAACCCAAATCAACAAATGTATCCGCTGCTGAACTTGGGGTTGTAAAACTACCACACTTGATAATATCTTGGTCAGCATCAGGGCCGAACTCACCGTCTGAATTGTTGTGGGCGAAAAGATAGGCTACGTAGGTTGCGCCAGAGTGATTTACATTAGCGTTAGTGCCTACAGAAAATACAGATTCTGTGGGAAGAGTGCTATTCCAGAACTGTGCGCCTTCATGTGTCACCGCACCCGCTGTAGAGTTTATCAGTAAGTAATGCTCTGACGGGTCAGTAAGTCCTTTATGATAAACAGACCAGTTTCTAGAAAGGCTAGTACACTTAATAAAGATGCTGCCGACAGTCGTACCAAGGTTATGTGCAATAGTCTGAGCAGAACCCGTCCCAGTATAGGTAACGCAATCAAAAAATTTAGCGGCCTTGCGAACTGACCATGAGGCAAAGTCTCCGTAAGAAGTACCATTTACATCCGCATAAGTTCCAAGAGAAAAACCATCACTGTTAAAAGAAGTTAACCCCCCAGAGGTATTTTGCTGCACTCCTGTTGAATTTGATTTTATTAGTTTTTCTGCGCCTCTTTCAGTATCATAAAGAGCATGTTCTCTCGTAGAACTTCTGCTTTTAAGCCAAACCAAACCACCTTCGCCAGCAAGGTCAATGCCGTTAGTAATACTTCTTGCAGTTGAGTTTGCCTCATACAAATAAGTGCTGAACACCTCATTCACATCAAGACCAGCACCGCCAACACCAGCGGCAGCTTGTAGCATTTTCTTTTTCGTAGCCATTAGTTGCGCTCCTTATGCGAGTGCCTGACCAGCAGTAAATCCATACCAGTTTGTTCCACCGTCACGGGTGGTGAATACGAAGATGTCCTTGGCAGACGCAGTCGCCGTAAGCGTTGGGGCGGTGGCGGCAGGCCAGTCTACGCTGGAGGGCCATGTGACTGTGAAGCCAGATGCGCCACTGTCTTGGATGATCTCAATGGACATCGTGTAGGACGTCCCGCTCGCGGGCGGGTTGGTAAACGTGAAAGTTGTGTTCTCGGTCAGGGTATGACTGAAGCTGTTGCCAGCATGGCAGTCTACCGTGGTAGCGTTGCTGCTTGATGTCACCGCAGCGAATGTCTCGTTGTAGCTCGCGGCCAGCACCTCGCCAGTAAATGTAGCCCCCGCAAGTGCCGCATAGCTTGAACCTGCGGCCTGTACCGCCGAAACTTGCGTAGTACCTTCTGCCGTTACCAAGCCTACTTGCGTGTTACCCTGTGCCGTTACCAAGCCTACCTGAGTAGTACCCTCTGCAATAACGGATGCTACCGTCACCGAAGGCGTAAGCGCCTCGACTGCCTTACCTAGGAGCAAGAACTCCTTGCCGTCTGTGGAGCCTGTGGTTGCGTTTAATTTGGTGGTGAGGCTTGCCTCTACTACGGTTGTGCTAATTGCCATTTTACATTCCTGCCAATGCTAAAGTTTCTACATCATCGATGAGCGCATCGACTGTTGTTTTGTTGTAGTGGTCTGCCAATTCAAAGGTGCCGAAGCTAACGATAGAAACCGTGTCTCCAGAAGCCGTTGCGGAGGCCAAGACCACATTGGCTCCGTCCGTTGCCGTAAAATCTACTGGTGCTAATTTCACCCCGTTTAAGTACACATCGACGTATGTCGGATCGTAAGTTGCGGCGAATGATGTCTGCCCTGACGTAGCCGTATAATCCTTACGTTCAGCCGTACCGTTCACACTAGAACCAGCGTTCTGAAATCCGCTACTTGAGCGCACTTTGAGTATTTGCGCTGTCGTGTCGAACCAAAGGTCCCCCTCTGTGACGCTGGCTCCTGTAGGGGCCGAAGCAGAAACATGATAAGTGTCTAGAAATTGCTGTGCGGTTGTTATTGAAGTGGCTGCTGTATTAGCGTGACCTAATGCGGTAGCTTCTGATACCGCTGCGTTTGCCTCAGAGGTAGCTGCAGCCGCTGCACTGTTAGATGCTGCTGTGGCAGAGCCTAGTATCCCATCTGTGTAGCCTTTTGTGCTGGCATCAGTATTGGCAGTCGGTGTCCCAAGGCCTGTGATCTTGTTAAGGCCCATCGCCAGTGGACCGGACATACTATCGCCAGCCCGTGATACCTGTAGTGCATCCTGTTGATCAGTGTACTGCTTAGAAGCCGCTTCAGTATTAGCCGTGGGTAGCGGTAGGCCTGTGACCGTAGCACCTGACATAGTCAGGTTGCCCGTCATCGTATCGCCTGTGTCTGCTACTTTACCCGCCAGAGCATTCGTCATGGTGGTGGAGAAGTTAGCATCATCATTGATTGCTGCAGCAAGCTCGTTAAGCGTGTCGAGGGCTGCAGGAGATGAATCGACTAAGGCAGCTAGTCCGGTATCAACATAACCTTTGGTCGCTGCGTCATTGGCATTCGTAGGCGTAGCCAGGTTAGTAATTGTACCAGTCGTTCCTGCGTCCATGTTAAGAGTGCCATTTACGGTCACATTGTTGAACTGAGAAGTGCCTGTGGTAGCGGTTAAGTTACCTGTTACATCACCGGTTACGTTACCGGTTATAGTTCCAGAAGCAGTGATATTATTGAAGCCAGAGGTTCCAGCAGAGGTTACGTTACCTGTTACATCCCCTACGATATCGCCCGTGAAGCCGCCTGTGGATGTGATCGTTGTACCAGTGATTGGACTGGCCGTATTGCCACCAATGACGGTGTTATCGATTGTACCGCTGTTGGCGTCAACTTGGGCTAGTGTGGTTAGCCCATTAAGTACAGAACCCCCGCTTGCAGTAAGCTGCCCAGTGACGCTTAAAGTACCGCCGACAGAGCCGTTACCATCAGCAGAAACATTTCCTTGTAAAAAGAGATTTTTAAACGGGGCGTTTACTAATCCGAGGTCTATGTCATTGAGGTAAGCAGGAGTTATGGCCCCGTCCTGTACTCGGACTTGTTCAACAGTCGTACCTGCACCTGACGCATTTACAAAAAATCTAATCATAGAATTAGTAGTGTCTACAATCACTTTGTTGGTTGGAGATAGAACTCCTGCATCACCGATTATTCCAATGACCGGACCTTCAGCGGGAGTGCCGTCATGCTTGTGACCAGTGGTATTATTAAAAGAATCTACGACTTTGTTAAATTCAGCATTCAGCGGCGGCGCGGTAATATCCGACCCGTTGATAATTGAAGATGCGCTTTGCCTTGTATAGCCAGCCATTTCTAACGTCTCCCTCCGAGGCTAAATTCAATAACTAGCCCTTGAATTGTGTGTGGTTCAGTCTGCCCGATTGACACAAACGTAGCCCTAACGGAAAATCCCGATCCTTGAATGTCGCTGGTCATAATAGGCTTAGATGCACCGCCGTAGAGGATGTTCAATCCGTTATAAGTGCTGTCCCTATCCTTATAAACAGTGGGTCCACCCAGACTTGTAGCGGAATAATTGTTTGGTACAGCAACGTCATAATTGCCCCAGTCGTAGGACAATGCTACATCCATTGTCATCGGGCCTTCTGCACGTAAAAAAGTGTTTAGTTTACGCATTATTTTGCGTTGTTCAGTTTCTCCAAAATCTAAATATGGAGTAGCGTATACTGATACAATGTCGGCACCATTAAAATTAATGCCTTTTTCCTGCTGATAAACAAATCCATCATAATCTGCGTGTAATACTAGCTCCTGTGTTCCAATATATTCAGAAGTACAGCAAGATGCTCGTATACCTACCGTTTCCCCAAATTCCCATTTCAAAGAACCAGTGTTTTCGGTAAGACCGCCAATAATTCCAATACTATCAATCACTTCGGCGGAACTATCGCCAATGAAGTACCTGACCTGTGACTTACTTCTAATTACCACAGAGTTGAGCGTACTGATGTCTTCGTTTTTAATAAGATCGACTAGTGTGGCTTGTATTTTTTTAGAGATAGAACTTATCTCTACATCGCCAATGCGGCTGGTTCCAGAAACAGGCCTGAAGCCATCAGGAGCGAGAAACATTAAGTCACCGCCGATTTCCACAACACTGTCTGCAGAAACGCATCCAACGTTTGCAGTAACCTGATTTAAAGAAAATTCCGCACTGGAAGTTACAGTGATTTTCTTAATTGCATTTGTACCGAATACAAAAATATTATCTCTGAATGGTTTTATCTGGACCACATCAAAACCTGCAGCTAACTGCCCAGCACCAGAAGCCGCAGTGAAATCGTAGAAGCCATCAGTGTCGGCGCTAGTTGTAGGTGCAGAGTGGGCAATTGCCGCTCCGGTGGCGGTGTGTCCTGATAAGAACAAATGGTTTTGGAATACGTCTACGAGGGAAGGGGCATTTAGGCACTGATTACCGCCGCCAGTATTTGTATTGGAACCTGCGGTATAACCGCCGCTGTTCGAAGATTTAAGTTCTTCCCAATTTATGCCATCAAATATGATTGCCTCGTTTACACCATCCACAAAACAAATTCTATTACCGCCGCCGAAGTTGAATTGTACGTGGCGTAGCTTATCCACAGTCAGCCCGTTAGCCGACATCGATCTAGTAGCACCATGATTTAGGGCGTATTTTCTCCAGCCAATATACGCGGTATAGTAATAGAATGAGTATGTGGATGCCCCTGCATCCTGCCGTGCGGCTATGATAATATTCCCACCGCCTGTGGCGTCATTTTTGAAAATAGCAAGACCAAGAACTTTCCCTTGGCCGGTAGTCTGACCAGCTACAGTCACCTCTCCGTAAGTGGAATCGTATTTTGAAAATCCTTCGATGCGGCGGTAGCCACCAAATAGTGACGGCTCATAGTTCACCAAACGAGTAGCCTCACCCGAATAATTGTCCGACAAGTCAAGATGGTTTTCGTTGGAGTTTAATCCTCCAGAGCAAATCACCTTGTATGACTGAATTTCATCTGGCATTAGAACCGCACTCGCGTATCACGAATGTATTCATAGTTATTAATGTAGAGAGTTTGTAAATTTTTCAGACCTTGTTCGAAGGCAATAAATGCCGCTTGGGCCATTTCCATATTGTCCTTGAACATATACATTTGATACAGCGCACCATCGACCAGAACCGAGTCAAAACTGTCTGGTATACGGGTTTGATCGTTTGGGTTGATCAGTGCTGCATAATTTAGGTAATAGCGGAATTTGATGATATAGGCTTTATCTGGGGAAGGTGTGACGCCATACCCGTTGCCATGAGAAGGGAAAACATAGAGAGGCGTACCTCTACCCTCAACTCCAGAGTTTTGGTCTACATCACGATGGCTTTGGTAGTATTCATCACGGTCCATGAATTTTAACGTGGTAAAATCAACACCCAAACTGTCAGACTTTTGAATTTGAAAACTATTCCAATCAGGGGATTTAAAGTATGTAGGCCAGACGTATTCTTCGGTTCCAGCGGTGAGAGTATCAGTTTCCTCACTTGCGTTAAAAGGCCATTCGAACTCCGCTTGATTAATTTTGGCCTGTGCTGAAATGACAGCATCCTTAGTTAACGCCTGTACCCCGCGCACAGTGTTAAATTCAGCATCAACGATTTCCACTTCGTTAAGCCTGCGCAGAACCTGATTACATAGAGATATGTACGTGCTAGGCATACTAATTCCTTAGAAAAGGGGTAAAGGGGCCAGCACAGGCCAGCCCCTAAATTTATTAGGCTAGGTTGTACCAAGCATTGAACAGGCTATCGCTGCGCAGGATTTTTCTAGCATAGAGATTCATGCCGCGCACGATGTCCGCGAAGGTATCGGGTGACCGGAAAGTCTCTGTTTTAGCAATTTGCTGCGCTGTAGCAACTGCACCCATGTGACCAGCAACCAGCACACCATAATGGGCAGTGGAACCCGCCGCAGTAGCAGTACCGGGTCCAGTGCCTTTGTACGGCAGGTTGTTAGACTTATAAACGTCAAAGCCACGAATTTTATTAGGCAGTTTGCCATTACGCAGTTCATCACCACCACCGAAGTCGGAATTGATGAGTTTCGACGAGGTGTCTAGAAGGACTTCGCAGAACACTGGGTCCACAACAATATAACGACCATCAGTATCGACATTCGCCTGATCCATCATACGAGCAATACGATTCATAATCTCAAGAGGAGATGTAATGATACCAGTACCGCCGTCTGCAGCAATTGGAATAGCCTTTGTGCTATCGCCAGAAACTCCAGAGAAGGCATTGCCGCGCAGTTTGTTGGCTGCAAGCAATTCGTCATTGTCTGCACCAGCATCGGCTTTAGTCGATCCTGTTTCCAGAGCAGTACGCGCAGTGGTCGCATCGGTGTAACCCGCCATGTGGCGAAGTACTTCTGCGTCCATTGCATCCTTCATTTTATAGCCAGCACGATCCGTTGCCAAATCCACGAAATTGATGTGCGAATGTGCCTCTTCTATATCGTCCATCGCAAACTGGTAGTAGTTCGCTTTATTTACGACCATAGTAAACGCTGCATCGGTGAGCGCTTGTGTTGCCAAGGAAGTACCACGGGCATACGAAGATACAGTGATATCTGGCTCTTTGATAATGTTTACTGAGTCACCCATGTTATTGATTTCATTGGTATAATCAGTGTTTGTTACAGCCTCAATTACAGAAGAGGCTCTCAGAGCTTTTTGTACTTTTTTGCTGTAAATTATCGGGCTGAAGTTACCTGACGTAAGGTTGTTCCATGCGCCAGAATTGTTAATGCCGCCGGTAAGTGCTGAACCAGAGGCTGCTGATTGAAATGCCATTATGATTTCTCCTTGAATGAAATGGCTTGAAGAAAATCTCTGACGTTGTGCGATTTGAGAACGACAATCATTCGCAATAGAAACGCGCAGAGACAGCTAGATCAGACAATTAAAATTATGATGGCGCACTTTAGAGGGTGGCGTACAAG